GAGAACAAGGTTGTCGAGACTTTCCGGAACGACACGGGCGCGGTGGTCAAGAAACGCGAGATGACGGCAAGCGAACTCCAGATGCCGCTGATCGAGGAGCCGGAGAAGCCCGACGAGAGCCCCGAGGAGAGCCCCGAGGACGACGACGTCGAGCCCGGTGAGGACGAAGACGACGAAGACGAGGACGAGGACGAAGACGATGATGACTGACCGACTCCTGCGCTGGTGTTCTGCCTGCTGGCTGCGCTGGCGGACATGGCGTAGCGTTCGACGATTTATCAGGGGAGGGTGATGGCATGGCAAGACCAGACGCAAGACCAGGAGAGAAGGCGAAAGAGCAGGCTGAAGCGCGGCTGAACGAAGTACAACTTGACGGCAACATCCGCATCTTGGTGGATGGAGAAGGCGATTGGGTTGACGCGCACCAGAACGGCCACGCCGTAGTTGAGGGCTTTGACTTTATGTGTTCGACGGCGGGCACGCAGGCGACCTGCGTAGCGACCCTCGAGGGTCATCCTCTCTATGTTGCCCAGGGGTATGGTCGCCATGTCGATCTGTTCCACGACGGTCCCTGGGTGGACATGGTGCTGGCCCGCGCCGACGCAATTCGCCTCCAGCGACAGGCCCGAACGGAGAGGGACGCCGAGGTCAAGGACCGCGCGCTTCTTGTGGCGTTCGCGCCGTTGGTCGCTGCTGTGCCGCTGGCGGGCGATGACGCAGGGTAGAGAAGCTGGTCATCTCGCGGCCCTCATAAGGCCGAGATCGCGGGTTCGAGTCCCGTCCCTGCTACCAAAGGAGCGCACGTGATGCTGGTTATTAAGGTCTGCATGTGGCCCCACGGCGACCCCGAGAAGGAGCGTTTGCTTTGCGTTGGGCGAATCGCAAACGACGGAACCGGCACGAAGGAATACGGAAACTACGAGGTGGACCTGACGGGGTCGGGACGGAACATCAAGAAGGTATGGCGCTCGGGGCATGTAACCGGGCAGCACCGTCAACGGCTGCATGTATGGCATCTCGTCCACCGCGCATTGTGCGCAGCGATAGACGGACCTGACATTTGAATCAGCATTAGGGCGCGCGTTGCGCGGGAAATCGTTTGACGACGGCCCGGGCCGGTGAGGGCGAAAGCTACCGCTTTACGTCGAACTGCTGGCGCGTGGACTAGCGCGCGCCCCTTACAGTTGAATAGGCATTGCTGAGCCGTGCGGTGCTTCGGCACTGGGATGGTTAGCGGTTAGAGGGGTGAGGCGGGCGGAAACGCTGTCAGCGGAGTGTCCCCGATGCGTTGCGATGCGTTGTGGTGAAAGGAGTCTGGGTGGGGTGCCCAGGCCACGGCTCAGCAGTTTTACCCGCCCGTGGTGGCCCCGTAGTTCGACCTCGATGCGTGGCCAGAGGGTCCATGGGCGGGCATATGAAATGTGGCGGGCACCGTTGGTTGCACCTATCCGCGTGCCTGGCAGGCCGGGTGTTCCGGCCGGGGCGTGAATGCCCGCCACAGATACTCTCTGCGGCCTGCGATGCCGCACTGACGGGCGGCCCTGGGCTTTTGTGCGTTTTCCCCAGGGCCGCCGCTCCCCAAACGGGAGAGGCGAGTGGGATACAGAACAGCGATCTGCTTGCAGTGCTGGCACATCAGGCCAGTCGGTGAGTTCCGCGATCCCCCCCTTTACATCTGCCGGCACTGTCAGCGGTCCTTGTTCGACGCCACGACCCTCAGACTGGCCCGGGTGCGATATGAGGCAAGGCGTGCAGCTTGAAGAAGTGAGAGAGGCGATCCGCCATGAGCGGATACGTCGCGGAATGAGCCAAGACGCTCTTGCCGATATGTGTGGTCACAGCGCAGGGACGATCAGGAGCATCGAGAGCGGAGATCGAGCCGTCAGTGTGCCTGTTCTCGTGAGTGTGTGTACGGCCCTGGGGCTTGATCTCGATTTGCAGCTACGGGAGGCGGACGATGGCATTGAAGGATGAACAGGTTGTGCCATTGGCACAGGCCGCGCGGTTTTGCCGGGGTGGCCGGCCCAGCATAGCGACCATGTGGCGCTGGTGCGTGAAGGGCGTAGGCCGGAGCCGGACCCGGCTCGAGCATATCCGGGTCACCGGCAATCAGCTTATGACGAGCAAAGAGGCCGTTCTGCGATTCGAGGAACGGCGCGCGACTGAGGAGTCAGATGCGTTACGGCTTCGCTCGATTGGTCGAACGCGCACACGAGCGGACGCCCGGGCCGCGGACCAGGCGGCAGAACGGTACTTGACGGCAGAAGGGCTCTGAAGGAGGCACTCATGGCTGGAATGAGCTTGATGATCAGAGGGGGCGGCGCGGTGGCATCGCACACGGATATCGACTCGGTGCAAGCCGTCATGCGAGCGAAGCGCACCTTGGCCTCGCTCTTGAAGGAAGTCCGGGACCCGCGCAATACGCGCTTTCAGATACTCAACGAGTCGGAACTCGCGGACCTCGAAATCTTGGTCCGTGGGAAACTGTAGGTTCTCGGGCCGGGTCTCGCGCGGCGCGACCACTCCCGCCGCACGGACACTCCTTCCCCGATGCTCGGAGGCCCGGCCCGCCCTACAAAGGAGGCGCTATGCCTATCAAGGGACTCTCTCAGAAACGGCGGTGGTTGCGCGTTGGCAAGATTCGGCTGGGCGAAAAGAAGGTGTCGCCGAAAAGCGGCAAGGAGTATCCGGCCAAGTCGGACCACTTCATCTTCGACCCAGACGACCCGGCGCTGATGGAACCCTTCGTCGCCCTGTACGGCGACAAGCCCACGCGGATCACCGTGGCGTTCCCCTGCGAAGACCCCGAGGTCGTGTTCCCACAGTACTACTGCCTCTACGCCGCCAGCGGCTTGCTCTGCAAAGGCGACGGTGAGACAGCGGTCCGGCGCACGGAGGACGGTGCCCTCGCAGACATCGACGACTGTCCGGGGCCGGATAGTTGCGACTTCGCCGGAACCCACGGCGTCGGCGGCAGGCCGGGCTGCAAGCGGCTCGCCCGGCTGCAATTCTTCATTCCGGACCTTCCCGTGATGGGCACCATCGAGGTTGCGACCACGAGCTACAACAGCATCGTCAATCTGAACAGCGGCCTCGATCTCTTGCGGAACATCGCCGGGCGGATCTCGTTGATACCGGTGGATCTGGTACTGCGTGGCCAGCAAGCGACCAACCCGGAGAACCAGAAAGCGGTAAATATCTACGTGATGCACTTGGTCATTCCGGTCGGACTCCGGCAGGTCCAAGAGTCCCTTCGTCCGTTGCTCGCCTACGATGGGATGGCTGGCCTGGCACCCTCTCAGGCGTTGCCGGACGACCTGTATGCCCGCAGCCAAGTGCGTGGCCTGCCGGCGCCGGCCACGACGGAGGTCGAGGGCGTGACAGTCGACGCCGACACGGGCGAGGTCCTGGAGGACCGGGGAGCCGAGGCTCCGCGCGCTCCTGATGTGCCGCCATCTACGGTGCATCCTACTCCGGAAGTCATTGCGGCCTTGGATGCGGCCGCCTTCCCGCCCGCCAAGCGGGAAGCGTTAGTCGCCAGCGCCATCGAGGGCAAATGGTCAACCGAGCAGTTCCTCGGGATCATCGCACAGCAAGGCGGCGGGGCTGGCAGCGGGACTCGTGCAGACCCGAAGGCGACCGCGCCGGCCCAGGCTCCCACGAGCCAGCCCGCCGCTCCCGTCCCGACCCCGGCGAGCCGGCAGGCGGGACAGAAGGCGTTGTTCTAGCCCTTAACCGTTCCAACGAAGCGAGGAAGCACACATGGAGCAAACGAACCAGTACAGCTACTCAGTCATCAGGCTTTGGCGGACCTGCCCACTCGCGTACAGCCACAAGCGCAAGCGGACCCCGACCGAGGAGACCAAGCCGCTACTGACCGGCAGTCTCGGGCACAGCGTGTACGAGATGTACACGAAGTGGTGCGTCGAGCACGCTCGGGCCACCGACCTCGACGCCGCGCCGGCCCTGGCCCGGAAAGCCTTCGAGGTCGAGCAGCACGAACGCCGACGCAAGCGGAGGGCGTACCCGCTGACCGACGTGGACTTCGACGAGGTCTACCGCGATCTGGTCCAGCCATTCCTCGACAGCCACATGGTCGATCTGAAGACCTTCGCCGACGCGGAAATGCAGGTCGCCGTCAATGGCGCCTTCGAGGAGGTCGGCTGGTTCGACGACGACGTATGGTTCCGGGCCGTCATCGACCTCTTGGAGTTCCCGGAGCCCGAGCGCGCACGCATCACGGACTACAAGACCGGCTGGAACACCGACGTGGACGATCTGCAGATGGAGGTCTACGCCTGGATCCTGTTCGGCCTGTACCCCGGCGTGCAGGAGGTCGAATGCGTGCTGGACTTCACCCGGTTCAACATCCAGAAGCGGACGATCTACATCCGCGATCCCGACGCCGAGCGTATCGACGTGAAGGTCCGGGAACTGGTCGCGCGCATCGAGGCCGACACGGCCCTGGCCCCGACCCCCGGTCCTCACTGCCTCACCTGCCAGTACGCCCACGTGTGCAACGCGAAGGTCGAGCCCCTCCTGAATGGCATCAGCACTGCGGAAGGGGCGCAGAAGGCCGTCGAGAACATCTCGCTGCTCGAGGCCCACCTGAAACGCGAGAAAGATCAACTCCGGGAATGGTGCAAGGAGCACGGTAACGTCACGCACAACCATGTGTGCTGGGGCCAGCACGCGGTCGGGGGCCTCGGGTTCGACAATGTGGGGAACTTCCTTGAGGCCGCAATACTGGACGAGGTCGAAAACCCGTCGCGGTTTCTCAATGTGGACGGGACGCGGGTGAAGAAGCTGATGAAGGACGGGGCGTTCCCCGAGCATCTGGCCGCAGTCGCTGTCAACAAGCGGACCGTGCGGTTCGAGGGGAAGAAGGCATGAGCAGAGACAGGTATCCGAGACTTGGCACGTCACGCAAGCAGCAACGTCGCGCAAGGCGGGAAATCTCCTGTTATCGGTGCGGCGTCGGGATCGGTTCCGGCAAGCCTTACTTCCTCCAGGACGTTCAAGTGAACCAGTTCCGGGGCGATGACGACGTGGTGAAGCTATGCCCGGCTTGTCACGCCTGGTGTTGGCAGCACAACGCGATCCCGAAACCGCTACCGCTACCCCAGCGGGCATAAGGAGGCACCATGCGCATAACCAGTCTACAGATCAAGAACTTCCGCGGACTGCGAGAGGTCCGTATTCCCGCTCTCCCCCCCCGCGTCTTCTGGACCGGTCTGACCGGCGCCGGGAAGACATCGATCCAGCAGGCTGTGCAAGCGGTCCTCTGGGGCCACGTGTACGACCACCGGGGCAAGGCGCTCAAGGTGGCCGAGTTGGTCGGCCCGCGCGGCAAGCAGGCCAGCGTCGAGCTCGGGGTCGAGGTCCACGGCCAGCCGATGGTCGCCAAATGGTCCGCGACGGCCCGCGAGAGCGGTCTCACGGTCGAGCGACAGAACCAGCCCGCATTGGCCGGCAGTCCGCGCGAGGTCCGGGCTGACCTGTGGGACATCATAGGCATGCCAGCCGAGCCTGCCGAGTGCGCCGGCAATCCCCGGGCCTATCTGACATGCCGGGAAGTCGGCGACCTGCTGGCCGGCCTGGGCGGAGCCGAGGTCAACCAGGACAAGCTGACCATCGAGCTCGGGGCGCACGCGGACTGGTTTGGCTCCTACTGCCGTGCTGGCGGCCTTGCGTATGACACCCAGGAGGCGCTGGCCGCCATCGGAGATTCCGTCGTGCAGTGCCGACGCGATCTGAAGCACGAGATCCAAAAGCTCGAACAGGAAATCGCTGACCTTCAGGACGCGACCTTGCCCGCAGACGGCGAGGGCAGACCCATATCCACGGACTCGCTTGCTCAGGTCAACATACATCTCGACGTGCTCATGGAGACCCGCGATAAGCTCCAGCGTGAACTCGGGGCGAGCGAGGGCAAACGGAGTGCGGCCAGCATCGCCAACGACTTGAAGCAAGCGCAGGCGGAAGTAGACTTGACGCGCGCACGCGAGGCGGAAGAATCCCGGGCCGAGAGCGAATGCCGCGCGACGTATGAGAAATGGAGCAAGCAGGTCAGTGACGCTCGCAACCGCGAATCGGAGTTGCGCGGGCAACTTGCCTTGGCCGAAGGCTCCCTGAAAAAGGCGCAACGCGCGCTGGACGAGATCGGGGACCAAGAGCGCTGCCCGTACTGCAATCGGAAGCTGACCGATGTCACGAAGGCGAAGATGGTCGCGCCGTTGCAGAAGGATGCGGACGCCGCCCGGGCCGAACAGATCAAGCTCGATAAGCTGAAAGTCGCTTGCGAGCGAGCTATCGAGGAAGGCAAACGTAGCCTGGAGGCCGCGCGCGACCGTCTCGATACCGCCCGCGAAACTCTGGGCGAGGCTCAAAGCGATCTCACAAGGGCGGAGGCCCGGGTCGCGGCCCTGAAGGCCGAGCGGCCCGCCAGCGAGCGCACAGCAGACGAGATCCAGGCCGATATCGCCACCATTGACGAGCGGATCGCGACCGGCCGGCTGATCCTCCAGTCGTTGCACCGGGTCGACCAGCGTCGCATGCTCCAGGCGGAGTTGGCGGAGCATCAAGCCGAGCTCGAGCAGCTCGAGTGGGCCGTGACGGCATTCGAGAAGGGGGCGATCCAGAAGGCCCTGGGGGCAGACGGCCAGCGGCTGTTCATCGACCGTTGCAATCAGCAGCTCGAGCCCTTCGGCTACCAACTGGCCGTCCAGGTGACCGGCACAGACGCGACGGTGCTCATGGGCCGGACCGGGGGACAGATGATCCCGGTCAGCCAGGTCAGCGAGGGTGAGTTCGTTCTGGCCCAACTCGCCGTGGCAATGGGGTTCGCCGGCGATGGCGGCCTGGTCATGGTGGACGGCCTCGACAAGCTGGACGCTCGGCACAAGGGCCGTGTGTTCGAGACCTTGGCCCAGTGCGCGGCGGGAACGATCTGGCTGGCCGCCGCGTATGGCCTGCCGGGCGACCCGGACCTGGCAATGATGTCGGAAGCGCTGGCCCCGGTGGGTGTCATCTGGGTCGCGAACGGGGTCACAACATGATGGACCGAGTGGAATATGGCTACAACCTACGGCGACGCGCCGAGCGCGCCGAACTGCGGGCCTTCTTCCGCGCCATCGCGGTGGCGGGGGCCGAAGCACGGTTGCAACAACTCTACGGCCGCAAGTTCAGCGACCGATGCTACCACGCCCTGTACGACCGGGCGAACAAAGCCGAACAGCGCGTGGCGGAACTGGGGGCGTGGCAGGCCACCGCCCGCGAGTTGCTGCGTGGGTGGGTTACTGCACATGACAACAGCGAGATGCTTGAAACCCAAGATGTCTGTGACGACTCGCGCGCCTTCCTGGACGGCCCATCCGACGAGGAGCCCCAGCCGTGACCGCTCCCTCCCATCCAGTCATCTGCGGCGACTGCCTGCCGATCTTGCAAGGCATGTCCGACAACTACTTCGAGGCGACCGTCACCAGCCCGCCTTACAACCGCGTGCTCGAGTGGTCGGGCGGTGGCCCGAATGCACGGTGCCACTCGTTCGACCGCAACAAAGAGCACTGGTACGACGACGCCATGCCCGAGCCCGAGTATCAGGAATGGCAAAAGGCGGTCGTGGCTGAATGCTTGCGAGTCACAGCAGGTCCCGTGTTCTACACCCACAAAATCAGGTACGCCTGGAAACGACGGGGCTGCATTTACCATCCGCTGGACTGGTTGCGCGATTTCCCGATCTGGTGCGAGATCATCTGGGACCGACGTGGCGGCGCCGGGGGCGGGTCGAGGCGGTATGTGCAGTCTGACGAGCGGGTGTACATGCTCGGGCGCCCGAGGAAGTGGCATCTGGGCTGTGGCTACTCGACGGTCTGGTCCATCCCGGCTGTCCCCAACAAGCAGCATCCCTGTGAGTTCCCCGAGGAACTGGTGCGCCGGTGCATCGAGCCCACGACGGACCCGGGCGACATGGTCTTGGACCCCTTCTGTGGCCGCGGCACGACGGGCATTGTCGCGCTCAAGATGGGCCGTGGCTTTCTCGGTATCGACAAGCGGACCGACTACTGCGAGATGACGCGCCGGAACCTGGGGGACGTGGCATGACTACACTCGGTGCTTTCGGATTTGGGTTGTTGATGGGCGCGGCAATAATCCTGCTTTTGCTCTTGGTGCTACCCCCGCGATGAGAGAAACCTGGACTAGCAGACACGTTCACGCCGGTTGCTGGGAATGCCACGGTGGCCCGAGCGGCCTACCGCATTGGTATAGTCCAAATGCGCAGGCGGTTGCGGCACGTCACCATGACGCGACGGGTCACACGACCTGGGTAGAAGTTGAAATGTACATCACGTATGGCGACCCAAAACAGGTAAGAGATTAAGCCCGATGGACACCATGAAAGCCCTCTCCGTGACCCGCACATGGGCCTGGCTGCTCGTGCATGGGTTCAAGGACGTGGAGAACCGGACGTGGTACACGAACCATCGCGGGCCGCTATTGATCCACGCGAGCAAGACCAACGACCGCGAGGACTGGCGCCGGCTTCAGAGATGGCTTCAGAGGAGAGGCGTTCACGTCCCAGATTACGACGCCATCCCCTTCGGCGCCATCGTCGGCCAAGTGACCGTCTTCGCCTGCGACCGTACTGTGTCGAGCGACTGGCACAACCCCGGCCAGTACGGCTGGTACGTGCGCGACGCGGCGCCCTTCCATACCCCGGTCCCCTACCGGGGCCGGCTGCAACTGTTCAACGTGCCGCTCGACGCGGTGCCGGAGGCGAGGACATGAGTGACACACCGAGCCTACAATTCGACAGGATCGATGCCAAGAGGGCACGCAAGCTATTGCAAGCGTGGGGGTGGCGTCCTTTTCCGCCTTCCCGAGTGAAGGGCTCTTACGTGTTTGCAAGAAGGCTGTGGAGTATTCGTGCTACGCATGAATTGGACGCGAGTTGCCAGGAGATATCGCTTGGATGTGGGGTCACGCGAATTGGCGCATGGCGCTCAGCGGTGGCGGTCACGTGGGAATTGTTGACACTCGCGCAGAAAAAGCGGTTTCTGCGTGAATGCTCTGAGCGCCACTACTCTTGCTGCGAGATAGCGATGTTGAAGCCATGACGACAGAGGCCCTCGAAGCGGCCCGGCAGACCTTCACCACGCGGCGACGACGGATAGCCAACTCCATCCATACAGGAGCCCACGATCTGAACAAGGACGGTTACTGGATCACCCAGAGCGGCGACCCGCCCGAGATTCTTGTACTCGAGCATGCACGCGAAGTGGAAATCGCGTTCTATATGCGGACGCTCCAGGTGCTTATCGCGACCCTGTGTCGGGGCAGGCCCTGGACTATCAAGGACTTCCTCAAGTATTTGGACAAGCATTCGACCATCGAGGACTTATGATCACCCTCCGCGACTACCAGGACATCGGCGTGGACGAGATACGCCAAGCCTTCGCCCAAGGCCGGCAGGCCGTGATGTATGTCCTTAGCACAGGTGGAGGAAAGACCTGGATTTTCTGCTACATCGCCCAGCAGGCGGCTGCCCTGGGCACACGGACCTGCATTTGTGTCCATCGGCGCGAGCTTCTGCACCAAGCCTCGCAGTCTCTGACCGAGCTCGAGGTGCCCCACGGCATCATTGCCCCGGGCCGGCCTGTCACCCGTCAGACGATCCAGGTCGCGTCGATCCAGACCCTTGTGCGTCGGCATCTCGACCCCGTGGATTTCCTCGTGTTCGACGAGGGCCATCACGCCGTGGCTGGCACTTGGTCCAAGGTGCTCGCCCGGCATCCCGGCGCCCGGGTCCTCGGAGTGACGGCCACACCTTGCCGGCTCAGCGGCCGGGGTCTCGCCCATGTGTACGACACGCTGATCCAAGGGCCGCATATCTCGGACCTGATCCGACGTGGCTTTCTTGTGCCGGCCAAGGTCTGGAAGCCGCCGCTCAAGCTAGACCTGACCGGTCTCCGGACGCGGGGCGGGGACTTCGAGCGGGAGAAGCTGGCCGAACTGCTGGACCGCTCGGAGATCACCGGCTCTGCCGTCGAGCACTACATCCGCTTGGCAAATGGACTACCAGCCATCGCTTTTTGCGCGTCGGTGGCCCATGCCCAGCATGTGGCCGACCAGTTCCGGGGCGCCGGGTTCCGGGCGGAGTCCGTAGACGGCAGCTTGCCCCAGGCGACCCGCGATGACCGTATCGCGGCCCTGGGCGACGGTCGGCTGAACGTCCTCACGAGTTGCGACCTTGTCTCGGAAGGCGTGGATATCCCAAGCGTGGTCGTGGCCATCCTTCTCCGGCCGACGAAGTCGACGGGTCTCTATCTGCAGCAGGTTGGCCGCTGTCTCCGGCCGGCGCCGGGGAAGGACCGGGCCATCATTCTCGATCATGTCGGCAACTACTTCCGGCACGGCCTGCCCGACGAGGACCGGCCCTGGAGCCTCGAGCACGGCGCCCCGAAGCGCATGCCCGAGGAGTCCGAGGTCAAGATCAGGCAGTGCCCGGCCTGCTACCTCGTACACGCCTGGGCGCTGTCGTGCCCGGAGTGCGGGCTCATCTATCCCGTCGAGGCCCGCAAGCAGACCGCGAAGGAAGTAGAGGGCGAGCTCGAGCCTGTCACGCCCGAGGAGCGGGCAGTGCTCATGAAAGCGGCGTCGACGCTCAAGGACTGGCATGGTATCGCCAAACGCTCAGGGTACAAGTCCGGCTGGGCCTGGCATCAGTGGAAACGACGACGGGCATCGGGCCGGCTCGAAGGCGCGAGGGTCGGATGAACTGCATCATCTGTGACGGCGTCATGGCGTTCAGTTTTTCAAAGACGTTCACGGTGCATGACCTCTGCGCGGTGGACTACTGGGCTTGCCCAAACTGTGGCTTTGTCCTTTCAAAAACCCACGCAGAAATGACACCCGGCGAGCGCGAGGTCCTAACCCGCGCGTATCACCAAAGCTATCAGGGCACAGGATCCAACCCCGACGATCCGCGATGGCTAGAACGGCTGCACAGCCAGGCGCGCGTGCTCGACGACGCCACCCGACTCGGCCTCTTGAACGATAGCGCCCCGTGGCTCGACTACGGCTGCGGTGACAGCAAACTCTCGGCGCTGCTTGGACAGGACTGCCCACCGCTGCTCAAGTATGACAGACACATGCCGCTTTCGGGCTACCTCTGCGACTCCGACCTTACGCCCGGTTACTACGGCTTTGTAATCACGACCTCCGTATTTGAACACCTCACGCGGCGTAAGGAACTGGACGCCATCCACGCGCTGGTCTCGCCAGACGGGGTCTTGGGCATCCATACCCTGGTGTGCGAGCAAGTCCCGCGCGACCCGTCGTGGTTTTATCTGCTGCCGGTCCATTGCGCGTTCTTCACGAATCACAGCATGGCGCTCCTAATGGCCCAATGGGGCTACGTGGCCTCCATCTACAATGCCGAGGCGCGACTGTGGCTATGGTTCAAGGTCGCAGGCGGCGTCCGGGGGTGCATCAACGGTGCAAACCGCCGATGCGGTGGGCCGGTGTACATCTATAGGGATGGGTTTGTGCCCTATCCTGGGAAAGGGCCGAGGGCGAGATGAGAGAGTGCTTACGCCAAGGCGGCATAGGGCCGGCTGGCAAGACAGAAAGGAAGATGAAATGAGTAGCATGCAAGGGCAAGTCGCATCTGCGCAAACCGCAACGGTCTCTGCAGTACAGCAGCTTTGTGAGGACGCTTTGCGTGGTACAGAGCACGCGAAGGAAGTCTGCGGCAAAGTGAGAGAGACAGTGTCAGTGTTGCTGGGAAATCTTTCCGAGCCCCCAAACACTCGGGAACCCTCTTCTGAGCTGCCCGATGGTGTTCTTCCGAAAGTCGCATATGCCTTTTCGGAGATGACTGGGTACTTGGTAGCCATCAGCAACGAAGTGGCCAGGTTGCGCTAAGGCGCCGCTGGCTTCGGGGCTACGCAATGAGAGAGTGCCCCAAATGCGAGCGGCAGTTGCCCGAGGACGAGTTCCCCGTAGTCCGTGGGTCAGACCTGCGGCACGAACTCTGCCGGCGCTGCATGCGGACCGAGTACTCCCAACGCTCGAGGGGCATGGCGACCCATATGTTGCTCGTCGAGCAGCAGCAACGCCAGGAGCTCATGGTCAAGGTGATGCTCGAGCTCCGGGCACAGCAACGGCTACTGGTCAAGATCCGGCAGGACATGGATAGGCTGATCGACCAGATAGGCGAGCAGATCGTGAAGCTCGAGGAACTGTGCCCCACGAAGCCAGGCACGGTCATGCTTGAAGGAACCAATGTGGAACAGAAAGGAGACTGACATGCACAAAGGTACTCGAAACGGATTGTGGTTCTTGGCTGGCATCCTTGCGTTGGCCGTGTTCGTCAGCAGCCTGGACTACATCGGCGCACAGACCCAACCGTGCGTCACCGTCGTCGAGGTCGGGACCGGCCCCTGGGTCGAGCCCGGCTACCAAGCCCTGGACAGCTACGACGGGGATCTGACTGACCAAGTCGCCATCGGCGGGGACATGGTCGACACCAGCCAAGTCGGCACGTACACCGTGACCTACGATGTCGCCGACTCGTCGGGCAACGCGGCCGAGACCATGCGGCGCGAAGTCCGCGTGCTCGACAGGCAGGGACCCGTCATCACGTTGTTTGGCTGCACGGTGCCATAGCAAGGAGACGCCATGCTCGAGCGCGACATACTCAAAGCCTGCATGCTGGCCATACCCGAGATATGGCCCGGCGCCCGGGTCTTCCGGAACAACGTCGGGATCGCCGAGTTCAAGGGCGGCCAGAAGGTCGCCTACGGCCTCTGCAACGGCTCGTCGGACCTCATCGGCTGGATACCCAGGGTCATCGACGCGAGCATGCTGGGGACGACGCTGGCGCAGTTCCTAGCCATTGAGTGTAAGGCGCCCGGCAAGCGGCCGACCCCGCAGCAGCGCCGGTTCCTCAACGCCGTCCAACGCGCTGGCGGACTGGCTATCGTGGCACATGGGCGAGAGGACATACAAGACGCATGAGCCCCAAAACGCCGCATGGCGGCAGAGAGAGGAGAATGAGAATGGACTACAGAAAGCCGATCATCTTGTGTTGTGGCGAGCACGGGCGGGGTGTAGTTTACGGCAGGGTAGATACTGAGCCCGAGGCGGGCAAGCCTGTGAAACTGCACAATGCCCGCATGATCTTGTACTGGAGCGGTGAGTGCGGAGGGCTGTTCGGCCTGGCGCACAAGGGGCCAAAAACCAGCACCCGGCTCACGGCCACAGTCGACGAAGTCATCGAGACGGTCTGGCAAGAGTGGCTGGCCGTATCTGACGAGGCCGCGAAAATCATTGAGGAATGGCCCGATGAAAAATGACGGCTACGGCGACGGCGACGGCTACGGCTACGGCGACGGCTACGGCTCCGGCTACGGCGACGGCTCCGGCTCCGGCTACGGCGACGGCGACGGCTACGGCGACGGCTACGGCTACGGCTACGGCTCCGGCTACGGCGACGGCTCCGGCTCCGGCTCCGGCTCCGGCTACGGCTCCGGCTCCGGCTCCGGCTCCGGCTACGGCTACGGCGACGGCGACGGCGACGGCTACGGCTACGGCTCCGGCTACGGCGAGAAGATCGGAGTTGTGGGCGGCTTTGAAGTGCGCCTGGTACTACCGTGGCGTCTAGTGTGGGTGGGGTGCTGCGTGGGCTCGATCTCATGGTGGGCGGCGCATTGGCGGGACGAGGCGGACAGGAACCACGTAGCGGTGACTCCGGCAGAGGTAGCAGCCCTGCAAGATGCGGTACGCCCATGAGAGTCATCTATGAGCCCACCGGCAGAGCCCTCGAGTACGCCCCGCTGGCCTGCGCCGACTACTACATCAAGCGGGACTTGGCTGCATACGGAACCACGGGCTGCAACTGAAGGAGAGCGATGAAACGAAGCCAGCAGTACCATAAGCAGCAGCCGAACCTGCCCGGTGCCAGCCCAGCGTCGCGGCCTTCGCAGGTGATATACCGGCGCATCAGCGTCCAAGTGTGGAGCGATGAGATATTCCGGGAGCTGTCTCACCTAGGAAAACTCAGCTTCTTATTCGTCCTGACTCATCCACATCAGACCTCGCTAGGTGCTATGCGCGCGACCATCGTAGGTCTTGCGCGGGAGCTGGGCGTTCCAGAGGAAGCCTTTCGGGAAGGCTTTGATAAAGGCTTACTCGAAGTGGACGAAGAAGCCAGTCTTATTGTGGCCCCGAAGTTCATCATCCATAACCCCCCAGGGAGCCCAAACGTCGTCCGAAGCTGGACCAAGATAGACCAGACACTACCGGACTGTGAGCTCAAACGCAAGCACTACCAACGGGTTAAAGCCTTAGTCGAAGGCTTAGGGGAAGCCTTTGCCAAAGCCTTACCGAAAGCCTTTACCAAGGTCTTCGCGAATCGCGCGCGCGATCTCGAGCTCCATCTCGAGCTCGATCTCAATAAGCCAAGTCCGGATCCGGAGCGCGCGCGCGCGAGGGACCACCCGCCTCAAACGCCCGTCACTACACCTCCCGCGCCCGCACCCGGACCGGACCCGACGAATACAGACTTGGCGGTTCAATATCGAGAACCCGACCGGACCGGAACCGGAACCGGACCGGACTCGGAACATCCCGACCTCGACCCGGCTACGCTCGCATTCATGCAGGGCACGCCCACCGCGACGCACACACCCGAGGACCCCGACCCCGACCCCGACCCCGCGGCACACGACCCCGAACGAGCCGGAGAAGTCCTCAGAAGACTCGCCGCCGCTATGGCCGCCGCTACTCCACTCGCCGAGAGAATCCAGTCTCTGACCCGCGAGCCCCGATGGAGACCCTGGTGGGACAAGGTCCTACTCGAGCTCGGACAGCTTGACGTCGACCAAGACCCTATCGGCGAAATGGCTGGCTGGGTCCATATCGCCGAGGACTGCCAGTCACCGGCCATCCGAGCCGCAAAAGGACTCGGCGCACTGCGTGACCCTGGAGGGTACCTCGGCGAGAAAGCCAGGGACATCTACAAACGGCACAACCTCAAATGGCCCGACTTCCCCGACTAACACCCGAAGCCGGAGTAGGAGAACCCATGAGCGTCACCGTACCCCACATCAACTCCGTCATCGTCGCCGGCCGATGCACGCACGACCCATCCGTCAAGTACTCGGACACCGGCATGGCATACTGCGATTTCCAACTCGGCACGACTACGCGACGCTTCGAGGGGAATAAGCCATGCCACCGAGACAGCTACGTCCAAGTCACCGGCATGGGACCTACGGCCGAGTTCATCGGACGACACCTGCGCCGCGGCACGCCCATCATCGTCACCGGCCAGCTACACGAGGTCACATGGCGTGGGACTGGTGGTCGCCTACTGCGACGGGTCAAAGTCCTCGCCGACGCCATCGAGAGGCTGGAAATCGACAGTGGCGCAGTCTCTGAGAGTCACCCAGGGACGGCGGAGAGTGACGGTGCCACAGACGTAGGCCCGGCATCCTGCCCCGGCGCCGACGACAGCCCAGCCGAGCCGCCCGAGCCGCCCGCCTGACTGGCAACTTGGTCGGCAACCAAGCAGTAGCAGGTTCGCGAGGCGCGCAACCGACTGATAGCATGTGACTTGCGCGTGCCCCCCGCATCTAGGCCCTCCCCATAGCGGACACGCCCTGCCCCCCGCCCGCGTTTCAACCCCATGCCAGGCCCTCGCCCCCCCTGCCGGCCACTCGCGCCACCCCTGGCGCCCTCGAGGGGGCGGGGGAGGGGGGGGTGCCACCCATCGCCCAGTACAGCATACCCCAGCGTGGATTTTGCGCAGAATTCCGGGGTTTTTGCTGTATATGTCAGGTGTTTTGTGCGGGAATAAAATAAATTTCATCTTTTTTTTCAGGTCTTGAAGGTTGGCATAAGTCTTGTTGGCGAGGCATGTTGCGTGTGGTGTACGAGTAGTATAGTAGGGCATTGGATCTGGACACATCGTCAATATGTTGACTTGACAGATTTTGAAGTTCGTGCTATAGCCCGGGGCTGAACAGGAGTTCAGTCTGTGCCCGCGTGCTTCCAAAATGGCATGTCAATCGGCAAGCTCACATGGTGGCGCCTGGGACGGCGGAGCTAGAGTGATTCAATGGCAGTTGGTACGACAGAGCGTGACGTGACAGAGCATGAGCCAGGGTTATTGGCGTTGGTGAAGCCGGGTCCTGGTTTGTACGTACTTCGCGAGCACCACCTGGACTTGGCTCGGTTGCTGTCGTGGGGATTCAGTCCGGAGGAGATAGCGGAAGACTTGGGCATGAGTGCGCAACTAGTGAAGCGTTTATGCAGGGCTCCGGCGGTGAAGGCGGCCTTGGCGGAGTTGGGTCCGGAGATTCAGGAGACGGTTCGAGCGCAGTTGTTGCGTGTGAAGGCGTTGTTGCCGGACTGCGTTGACACGGCTCAGAAGATCATGCGGGGGGGCGAGGATGATCAAGTCCGTTTGCGTGCGTCGATGGCGTTGATGGATCGAGGTGGGATGCCAGCGGTGAAGCGTAGCGAGGAGGTTCGGTTGGGGGTGACGTTGACGGGTGCGGAGATAGACGAGATAAACGAGCGGGCGGACAAGGCGAAACAGGAAGGTCGGGTGGCCGCGGTGGTTGACGTGGTGGCCGAGGAGTTGGCTGCTGTGGAGGTATCTCATGCGTAAGTCGTGGGTCCTAGTGCAGGTCGTCGTGGTGTCGGCGTTGCTGGTTTGGAGTTGGGGGTTTGGCTGGGCGCTGGACCCGGTTCGACCCGGTGACCAGCATGCTGGTGCGACGTTGGTGACGTGGGAGTACACGGCGGACAACTCGGGTGTGGCGACGGCTCGTGTGGCGCCTCACGTCTGCGGGAAGCTCGAGCTGGTGCATCACGTTCCGGACGCGGATGAGCCGATAGCGGCGGGCACGACTTGGACGTTGACGATGGTCCGGGGTTTTGGTTACGAGCCGCAATGGTATTCGACGGACTTGCTGACGTGTGCGGCTTGGCCTTCGGGTGTGGAGGGCGGTTCGACGACAGCGACGTTGGCGGTTTGGGACTACAACACGGCGAGTCTGACGGTCGGTTCGCATTTGCGGTTGGGTTTGAGTGGTGCGACGAAGGCAGGCGGTGGCGGTGCTGTGGGGCGGTGGGTGCTGGTATTTGGGGCGCTGTGAGGTGACGTGCGATGACGACTCGAGACGCCTTGCTTGCTTTGGGTGCGGACCAGTTGTCGCTGTGGGAGCGGTTCCTGGCGTCGGTGGGCGCGGAGCCAGAGGCGATAGCGCACATCGGGGATTCGTCTGTCGACTTGCCTGCAGAGATCGACAACCACTCTTGGCTGGAGCGGTTCTATCACAGCTCGAACGAGGGCATGAAGGGCCGCCTAACCTGCATGCGGATTCACTCAGGCCATCCGATTGGTCCGCCGTTGCGGTTGGTGACGATAGAGCCGCCGTGGTTCGAGAATGCGGTGAATAGCTCATGCATTCCGACCGGCTCGTATCTCTGCACGAAGGAAGAGACCGAGAAGGACATCGGCGGATTTCGTTTCTGGTATCTCGTGCATGACGTTCCCGGTCGGTCAGAGATTCTGCTTCATCCCGGCAACTGGGCGGGTAACGAAGTGGGCAATTACAGCGACTCACGGGGGTGCATCCTGCCGGGTCAGGCACACGCGAGTCTCAGACCGCCCGGTGGCGCCACATGCCAAGAGGCCGTGGCTGAGAGCCGCGATGCCTGTGTGCAATTACAGACGTACTTTGAGAGTGAACCGTTTACGCTGCATATCAGCGGATTCGGCACCTTGAACGAGAGCGGCTGATGGACGGCAGTTCGATGATGGGCGTAGGGCTGGCGGTGTTGGGATTCAGCGCGCCGGTGACGGCGGCGATAGTGAAGTTGGTGCCGCGTCGGAACGGCAACGGCCAGGTGACAGACAAGCTGTGTGCCGAACGCCGGGCTAACATCGGGAGTTCGCTGATGCGCATTGAGCGTCAGCTTGAACGGATTTGGAACCGGCTCGAGGGCGAGTCGGACACGTGAGGAGGTTGAGCGAGATGACTGACATTCTGCACAAGACCAGTTGGAAGACGACCCTGGGCGGCATACTGCTCGCGGTGGGCACACCACTGGCGGCGGCCGGGGAAGGCTGGGTCCGGGCGCTCGGCATCGTTCTGGCGAGCCTGGGCGGCTTGCTTGCGGGTGTGTCCGCTCGGGACAACAGCAAGTCGTCCGAGGACGTGGGGGCCAAGTGACCGGCAGAGGAGGTCGAGCAATGCGATGGATGATCGTTGTGGCGTGTCTGGTGGCGCTGACGGGATGCACGACCATGGCGGGTCCGTGGTACGCGCATCCGATGAAAAGCAAGCTGGACATCAACGTCCAGGAGTCCGCAGAGGGCGAGTTCTACATGGATTTCTCCGCTACGGGCGACGTGGCTGTGGCTCGGGGCGTCCAGTATTCCGGCGAAGCCATAGAGGGCGTGACGCCGTGGAACTTGCTGGTTGGCGGCGACGTGGGTGTCACTTCGCCTGCACTGTTGGCGTCGATTGAAGCGAACCGGGATGTCGCGCTGGCCGTGTTCGAGAAGTTGCCCGAGACCCTGAAGGTGATCCTCGGCGAACCGCCCGAAGGCGGGCAGCAACTGACGACGTGGTGGGGCCGGCTGTTCGACCTGATGGGCAGTAGCAGCCCGTTGCTCGAGCTCGTGCTCGGCACCATCTTCGGGGCGTAGGAGGACCGATGGCCTACCAGACCGTCAAATCGCTCGCTGAGTGGCAACAGGCGCTGAATCATGTCACGCGTCGCGTCATCGCCATGAAATCCATCGTGCAACAGGTCCAGCGGGCCGAGAACACAGCGGGGCGATCGGGCGCCATCGACTGGCCCATCGACGACTTGGCTGGCGAGTTGATGTACAGCCGCGCGGCCGCGGCGGGCCCGTTCAAGCAGTACGACGACGAGATCGACGCCGCGCTGGCGGCATCGTTCCGGTATGCGTACACGATTCAACCAGGCCGGCCTTCGACCTACTTATGCGGGATGTTCTCACGTGAGCAGCAGACTCGCATGAACCTCTACGCGAATGCCGGGACGCCCTTCTCGGCGGCGTATTCGGGGGGAACGGGGGACCTGGTCCGGATTTCGTGGACGGCTTCGACGGGCGAGCAGCCGGTCTACGAGAACATTCTGGTAGCCGCGCTGTTGGATTCGGGGCTTGGCATTGGACTCTACGCTGGCGACGGCGCTTACAGCATGGAGCATCTCAACAACTCGTCCATCACGGGGAATGCCGATTACTGGAGCCTCGGCGCGGATTGGGAGTACAACGGGGACACGATTCGGGTCACGGCTGCTGCGGTCACCACGAGCACCAACCTTGTCCAGCGGCACGGGGAACTGAACCATCCGTTCGTGAACGGCGTGACCTACCGGGTCGAGGTCAACGTGGTCCGGACGGGTGGCGACATCACGCCGAAGATAGGAACGGTCGCGGGCTCGGTCATCAACTCCACGAGCACTTCGGTACAGTACATCACGTGCGACGAGAACGACGCGGACTTCACGTTGGACGCGGCGCTCTTCGATGGGACCATTCAGGAGGTCTACATTACCCCGGTCCTGTGGGAACACGTGTCGAACGGCCGCTTCGTCATCGACCCCGCGACGTATGGTCACTGGACCTACGCGGGCAACTGGGTCTACGACGCAGCGAACGACTGGATGGAGGACAATGGCGTTGCGATAGCGGCAGTGACGAAGCTCCAGCAGTTGACGGCCGACATGACCCATGCGTGCGATACGGATGTTCTGTACCGGCTGAACTTCGAGGCGGCGACATCGGCCGGCAAGATTCGACCCATCCTCGGCGATGCGGTCGGATATTGGGTTGATGACGTTGCGGTAACCCAGTACACCCAGCATCTTCGGTCCTCGGCTGGGCTCGACCTCGAGTTCGAGTCAGACGGGGTCTGGCAGGGACACGTGACCAACGTCAGCGTGTTCCACGAAGATGAAAACGACGACGGTCCGCTGGTCGTGAAACTCCAGCAGACGGACGAGTGATGAGACGCAGAGAGTTCCTACAGAGCGTAGCGGCGGCGTGCGGTTTGGCGGTATTGCCGGTCGGGGCCGCCGTAGCAGCGGGACCTCCATTGACCGCGTCGGAAGTTCCCTACCCCTACGAGCAGGCAGGCAGAGCAGCACTACTCGAGGACTGGCGACGCGTTGATCTGGTGTTGTCGCAAAACGTGCCGAGGGATCGCGTGGACATTGAGGTTATGAATGTGAAGTGGACACGCATTCCAACCCTTCACCGCTGGAATGAACCATGGGAGTTGGTGGGACTGTAATGGCAGCCCTGGCAACATCGAGCGCGCTCCGGCTTGACCCGGAGACGCTCTTGGAGTGCGCCAAGTGCTCGGGCGCGCTCGGGCGCACGCTTTTCCCGGACGTGTTCTTCACGCCGTTGAACCGGTTCCATCGGGAAATCTTCGATGCCGTCGACGCGGTCGACGCGGACGGGATACCGCTGTTCAAGAAGCTGGTCATTGCGGCCCCGCGCGGCCTGGGCAAGACCAGTTGCGTGTCTCTGGCTTATGCGGCCCGGCAGATCCTGCACAAGCGGTGCCAGTTCCTGACGTACCTGACGGCCTCGAGTCCGGTGGCCATTACCAAGACCGAGACATTGAAACGCAAGTTGCTCAGCACGCCGGCCATCCTGGGCAACTACGGGTCCATCAAAACCCAGCGCATCGAGGACGTAGACGATCAGTTCGCCAAGACGGGCTACCTTGCCCACTTGCCCTACGACGATGACGAGGCCTACATCGGGACTTACGTGGTCCCGCTCGGGGCCAAGCAACAGATCCGCAGCTCGGGCTACGAGAAGGCGCGACCTGACCGGCTCCTGGGCGACGACTTGGACGACCCCCGATACCTCAAGAACGAGGACATGCGCCAGGAGACTGCCGAGTGGTGGTTCGGTGACGTAATGGGCTCGATTAGCCGGTACGACAAGAACTACCAGTTCGTCTACATCGGCACCATGACGCACCGGGACTCGTTGCTGGCGCGGCTGCTTCGGTTATCAACTTGGAAACAGGTGAAGCTCAGCGTGTGCGACGAGAATTTCCAGACGCTCGAGCCGCTCTACATGAGTCAAGAGGAACTCGACGGGCTCATCGCCGAGTACGACGAGGCCGGCATGCTGGACGTGTTCCGGCGCGAGTTCATGAACGAGGAGAACGTGAGCGCGGACCCGGCGTTCTCGCATGACCAGTTCAAGCCCTACGAGGAGACCGAGGAAGCGCTCACGAAGAATCCGCAGGTCGAAAGCGTCGTCCTGATCGACCCGGCGAAGACCCGGAACTGGAAGAACTCACACACCGCCATCGTCGGCGTCGGAGTCAATCGCATGATGGACGCGGTCTACGTGCGGGACGTGATAGCGCAGCCGTTGTATCCCGACGAGATGTACGCCGCCGCTATCGACATGGCCAAGGCGCTCGGCGCCCGGGCCATCGCGTGCGAGGACACCGGGCTCGAGGAATACATCCGGCAACCGTTCCAGGACGCCGTCGCCATGTCGGGCTGGTACGGCGAGCTGGTATGGCTGAAGGCCAGGGCCATGCGCGGCGACTACGCCTTTAAGGGCGGTCGCAAGCTGGGCCATGTGGCCGGCCTGGTGCCCTACTACCGCAAGGGGCTCGTGTATCACAATCGCAGTTGCTGTCGCGAGCTCGAGGCCCAGTTGCTCGGCTATCCGGACAACCTGAAGCGGTGGGACATCATCGACGCTTTCGCCAATATCGTGCAATGGATGAACGTCAAGAACCGCCTGATGGTGAACCCGGCGTTTGGCCTTGGACGGCTAGGAGCCCAGGCCGCTTTGAACCGGCTTCGACAACAGCAAGAGCAGAGCGGAGTCAAGCTGGTCCGGGCCAGAGATGGAGCCGACCTGCACAGTCAGGTTGCCGCCGAGGCCAAGGAGTACTGGGCGGCGCGTCAGAGAGAGCGGAGACAACACGTGCACCGGAAGGTGGCGTGATAACCGGCGTCCCGTGTTGCAAATTGCCCACCAGGGCGAGATTGGTTACGAGGACGCGAACAGTTTAAGGGGCCGCGCGACGACCGGTAGGCCAAACCGCCGTCGCGTAGACCATTGATTGAGGGTTAGATGTGGACCACATCCCACATCTAGCCCTTTTTCTTTTGGTGGCCCCTTTGGAGACAACAGGGTGCCAGTACGACTGCCAGACAGGCAAAAGAGTGCGACGCTCGAACAAGCCGTCCACGAGGTGGACGTCAAGTACAAGTACCCCAACGGGCTTGATCTGAGACCGACCAGTCCGTTGTCCAAGAAGCTCGTCTCTTTCGTCATGGACCGGGTGCAGGAAAGCCACGACGTGATGAAGTCGCGGCATCCGAGTTGGCAGAAAATCGATCACACCCTGACGGCCTATATCCCGCACGATGTCGAGGAGCAGGAGATCCAGGCGGACGACGAGCGCAAACCCGTGAGCGTCGTCATCCCGATGACCTACGCCATTCTGGAGACGCTGGTTACGAGGTGGGTGTTGGCGCTTCTCAACGAGCCGATCTTCCAGTACGACGGCGCGGGCCCCGAGGATCGGTACGCGGCCATTATGATCGAGAAGCTGATCGAGCTTCAGTCGATCCGTCAGAAGTTCGCCCTGGCCCTGTACACCCAATTCCGGAGCGCCATCGCTTACGGCTTCGGCGCAGTCATTCCCGAGTGGCACATCAAAACGGCGCCCGTGCTTCGACGCGACCCGATAGAACGGTGGTTCCCGTTCGTGGGCAAGGTGCGATTTGGGGAGCGGCTGGTCGAGCATCAGGAGGTCTTGTACGAGGGCAATCGTCTGACCGCCATTGACGACTATCTCTACTTCCCGGATCCGAACGTGCCCATTCATGAAGTTCAACGGGGCGAGTTCGTTTCCTGGCTCATTCCAGACAACATGCCTGGCCTGCTCGAAGATGAACGGATGGGCCGCGCGTTCAATGCGGAGTACTGCAAACGGCTTAAACCCTGCACCAGCGCCATCTATCAGGAATCCGTCCATGGTCGGAATACCCGGAGCGGCATTACCGACGAACCGGCCGGCCAGTACACCACGCCTGCACACCGCATCCGGATGTGCGCGAAAGTCATTCCCCGGGATCTTGGGATCGGCAAGAGCCGTTTCCCTGAGACCTGGATGTTCGAGGTCACTGGCGACGTTGTTTTGACCGGCCTCGCTCACCTGCGTTACGCCCACGGGATGCTGCCGGCCGCGGTCTTGGCGCCAGATACGGATGGGTTCAGCGTAGCCCCAATCTCCCGGCTGGAAACCGTGTACGGCTGCCAAGTCGTGCTGGATTTCTTCATCAACAGCATGGTCCGGGGGATCCGGAAGACCCAACATGACATGCTCATTGCGGACCCGCTGCGCGTCCACATTCCATCACTCGAAGACCCGGACGCTGGCCGCATCATTCTGACCAGTGAGGCCTACTGGGGCCAGGGCGTCAAGGATGTGGTCGAGCAGTTGAAGTACTACGACGTGTCGTCCAACAACGTCACGCACGCTGCGGTGATCATGGACATCATGCGGCAGGTCACAGGGGGCGTCGAAACCCTCGAAGGCCGGATGCAGAACAAGTCCGAGTCGCCCACGGCAACCGAAGTGAATCAGGCAACAAGCGGAGCCATGGGCCGGTTGCAGAAGTCGATCAAGATCGGCGCCATCCAAAGCATGTACGACTTGGCCATGATGCTCGCCCACAACACCCAGCAATTCATGAGCGTGTCGTCCTATGTCGAGGCTACGGGCCGTTGGGAAACAGTCCTTCGCGAGGAGTTCGGCATTGTTGACGATCACATCCTGGTCGACCCGGAGGTGTTCCAGGTGGCGCGAGACATCGTGCCGCACAATCAAGCCATTCCGGCCGGCCAGAACGTCCAGGGGTTACTGAGCTGGTTTGAGATCGTGTCGCGAACGCCCCAGGTGGCGGCACAGACGGATCTTGGCCGGCTCGCTCTGCACATAGGCCGAGAATTGGGGGTGCAACACGCAGGTGACTTCCGGATACGCACCCAGGTGCTCCCGGATAAACAGGTCGCCGCGCAGGCCCAGGCGGGCAACTTGGCGACCGTTGATCAGGCGATAGCGGATGGAGGCGTTTTCTGATGGATGCGCCGAAGACAGCGACTGGGCCGGTAGTGAATGAGGCCCAGATCGAGGAGTTCCGGAAAGGGCCTATCTGGGCACGGATCCAGTGGCTCCTGAAAGAACGCAGGAACTTGATCAACATGACGATCGTGGAGAGCGAAGGCGTAGCGGTCTATCGAGCACAGGGCGCCTTTAAGGAAAACAAATGGCTCGAGCTGATGCCGGACCTGATGCTCGAACAGTTGAAGCAACGACGAAAAGAGGAGGCAAAGACCGATGCCCAAAACAGAGACGGTTGACGAGACGAAGTTCGAGGACATGGATGAGGCGGTGCCCGAGCCCGACCCGGCGCCCGAGCCTGAACCGGCGCCCGAGCCGGCCCCTGAACCGGCCCCGGAACCAGCGCCCGAGCCGGCGCCCGAGCCGGTGCCCGAGGCCGGGCCGGCGCCTGAGCCTGCGCCTGCGCCTGAGCCTGCGCCCGGCGTGGCCCTCATCGAGGAGCTGCGGCGCGAGAATGCCGCGTTACGTCACGATTTCGAGCGCTTCATGCAGCAAGTGCAGGAGCGCGGGGGACAACCGGCGCCTCAAGAACAAGAGCCCGACCTCGGAGAGGACTTTCTGTCCGAGGATGACTATGCCGAGGCCCTGAGTAGCCGGGAAGGTTTCAAGACGGTGATGAACCGGATGCTTGCCCGGACTCTCGCGATGGTCGATGAGCGCACCTCAAAGGCCATTCCAAGCGCGATGAGCGAGATCGGTAGGCGTAACGAGGAGGCTGACGCCGCTGTCGAGGAGTTCTACCAGACCCATCCGGCATTGGCCAGCGACAAGCGTCGTGTTCGCGAGATTTTCGAGGGGGTGTTCGCCGAAAACCCGAACATGACGATGACAGACGTTTTCGAGGCGACCGCAGACCGGGCCTACGAGCGATTGCGCATCGAGCGGCCAGCAATGACCCCACAGCAGGTTTCGAGTATGGCGCAGGAGTTCTACGCTGCGCATCCCGCATTGGGTGGAAGCAAGTCTCAGGTTCAGGAGATTTTCGAGGAGATCGCGAAAGAGAACCCCGAGATGAGCTTATCGGACGGTTTCGAGGCCACGGCAGACCGCGCCTACCAGCGGTTACGCATACAGCGGCCAGACGCGACGGGAGACCAGCCGCCGACATTGGCCTCGGATCCCACAAGTCGCCGGCCACCGAGGGTGGGCGACGCAAAGAGTATCGCAGAGGAAATCGCCGAACTCGAGGACGTGTAGGTCGAGCACGCCCTGGGTTCTGGATTGACGAAGACACAACTTAGAAGGAGATCAACGAATGGACAACGCATTCAACCGCGCAATCGAGAACCAGCAGGGCGCGAAGGACAAGTACATCACGGGGACCGTCGCCGGGGCGACGACTCTCGCGGTCTACGAACAAAACGTGGATGTCACGCCCCCGGCATCGGGGACGCACACGGTCACGCTTCCCCCGGTCGCCCAGGCGAAGGGCAACGTGTATGACATCGAGACGCCCACCGACGCCACGGGCACTGTAACGATTGCGGGCACGGGGATCAGCAACATCGTGCTGACCGCGGCCGCCGATCACGCAGTGCTGTGGTCGAACGGCGAGAAGTATCGCGTGCTCGTGGACGTTAGCACCTAACCCGTAACCGGTCGCCCTTGGGCCGAAACAAGGACCGGGACTGCAACCGGAACGAAAGGAGCCCAGCTATGGGTGGAGAACATGCGGAACTCCAGATTTTCCGCGACAACCTGAAGGGCCTTTTGCCCCCGGCCAAGAAGGTCGAGCGGGCCACAGCGACGTTGCCCCAAACGACGCAGGCGGCTCTGTTCACGGTATCGGGCGGACGGTGTCTCGTCACGTCGATTGTTGGCGAGGTCACGACAGTCATCGAGACTCAGGCGAACAACACGAAGGTCGTGTTCAATCCGACCTTGGGGGCCGATACCGATCTATGCGCCGTGTTGGACATTACGGCTGATGCGGTCGGCACGCTGTACTCGGTCTACAACGCGGCAACCGCGTTGTTCGGGATGATTGGAGTCGGAGTACTTCCGGAGTCGACCGGCTTCATCGTGCAGGACGGGACCATCGACTTGAACTGCGCGGCGAGCAACACCGGATCGGTGAAGTGGACGGTGCATTACGTGCCTCTCGATGACGGCGCGAAAATCGTAGCTGCCTAGCAGCACAACCGCTGCCCAGTAGGCAGCAAGACAGTTGAGGAAACAGCCACCGTTCTGGAACGGCCACCGGAGCGGCGGAAATGGCGGCGATGTGGTGTCAAGCCCATCGCCGCCTTTTTTGTTTTTGGCCGCAGAAGGAAACAAACGATGGGAAATATCTTCGGAATGGTGGGCTCGGGTTCGTGGCAGACGGATGCCAAGCCCGGGAGTTGGCGCGAATCGATCTTGTATTACTGGCCGAACGGCATGACGAGTCTGACCGGCATGCTGTCCAAGATACCGACCGAGCCGATTGACTCGGACGTGCATCACTGGTGGATCCAGGAGCCTCCGGTCCAGGGCGGCGTGATCGCCGCTGGCGATGTCAAACTCGACGCGGCCCTCGCTAATCCCTACGTCACTGGCGGCGTTGTGGGTCAGCAGTTGTGGGTCAAGGTATCCGCAGCCATCGCAGGTGAAATCAAGCCTGGCCACGTCGTGCAACTCAGTTCGCAGACGTATTTCCGGGCCACCTGCAACGCGCTTGTGGATACCGTTTCGGTCAACGGCGTCAACAGCAAATTGGGCATCCATCTGCTCGAAGCCGATGACAACGACACGGTGGACAACAAGGACCTCTCAGATGCCGACTACATCGTCGTGATCGGCTCGGGCCACTCGCAGGGCGCCCCAACCCCGAAGGCCATCGCCTACGAGCCCGAGGGCTACTACAACCTTGTCCAGGACTTCCGGAACTCGATCTATCTGACCGAGCTCGCCCAGCAGGTCCGGACACGCTACGGGTCGAAGGAATACCTCCGGCTCAAGAAGGATACGCAGAAGCTGCACGGTATCGAGATGGAGAAGGCCACGTGGTTTGGCGTGCGCCACACTGAACAGGGCGAGAACAACCAGCCTCGCATGTTCATGGGCGGCATCCGGTGGTGGGTCCAGGAGAACGCGGGTAGCGTCTACATGGCCGACTTCCGGCGAGCCGCGGCCTACTCAGGCAAGAAGTGGACCGATGCGGACGGCGGCAAACACTGGTTGGCTGCAATGACCGAGCAGTACGCCCGGTACGCCGAAGACGAGAACTGGATCGGTTTCGGCGGCAGCCGTGCCCTGAACGGCATCAACCAGCTCGCTGAGATTTTCGGTCAGGTCAACCTTGAGACCCGCGCGGAAGCCTACGGTATCAAGATTCGTACCTGGGTGACGGCCGAGGGCGAACTGAGCCTCAAGACGCATCCGCTGTTCTCGCAGCATCCGCCGCTCCGGCACATGATCTATTTCGTCGGGCCGAAGTCGGTACGGTTCCGGCCAGTCCGGAACATGGACACTCGGTTCCGCACGAACCGCCAGTCGAGGGGCGAGACCGCCCGGCTGGACGAGTTCGAGACGGTCGGCACGCTCGAGTTCGGCGCGCCCAAGCATTTCATGGTGCTCGCCGGCGTTGGCGAAGACAACGTCGTTTAATCCCACGCGGCGTGCCGACCCAGCGGTGCGCCGATTCCATAGCGTCGGCATGGGGTTTCTAGAGCCCCATGTGTGGCGCGCCACAACCAGAGGAGGCTCTTGTCATGAGGCAATGGACGGCAGTTTGCTTACTGGCGGTCGCGCTGTGCGGCTGCGTAGGAGTGAGACCGATGAGCTTGCTTGACATCCGAACCGCTGTGGTGAAGGAGACTGGTCGGACCGATCTGATCGGCGTAGACGGCAGCGGCAATCCAGACTACACCGTGGACAATGGCATCGACGACTTCATCAACCGCGCCCAGATGGTTATCGTGGATCGCGCTCCTTGGATCGCGCCAGCTACGGTTGCCGTCCGCGACGTGAATCCTGAGATGTTTCAGGTTTCACTTCCCAATCTCGTACAGCCCAGGAAGGTTTGGTTTCTCGCTTTCACTGAACAGACCTGGAGTTTCCCCCACCGGCGCACCATGGATTACCTGCGCGAAACCTATGGTAAGCCATTCAATCTGATCGATGGCGCACAGCCCGTCGATTGGGCCCACAACGACATCGACATCTCTCCCGATAGTGACATTTGGGACGACATTGCCATCTTGATCGATCCCGACTTCAACGTAGATGCCTATTGGAGCACGGATCTACCCGCTGACCTTGTCCTTGCGGGCGGCAAGTTCACCGCCGCGGCTCCGATGAGTAGCGGATCCGCCATCTACACCACCCCCGGTCAGGAAGCATTGGCTTTGAATCCCGATATGGTGGCGCTACTCGCAGCAGGCTACGAGGGTGTGATGCGAGTCAAAATCCTTGCCGACATCACTGAAGGCTCCATAGCCTTTGTCGTGATTGACGCGGAGGCAATTACACAGATCTCTCGCGAATTCTTGCCTGACGATTCGGGCTGGATTCAATTCGACTTCGACTTCCCCCAGAATCCAGTAGTGATGGGCTTGGCCGTCCAGCCGGGTTTCAAGGGGAGCGTCAGCTACCAGCAAGTCTACCTCATGGATGCTCCCGGTGGACTTCACACTGGGAATATCATCTTTCTGCCCCCGGCCGACATCGAGTACAAGATTAACGTTGAGGGGAAATTCTACCCTGAACCTTTGGAAGCCCCGAGTGCTACTAACTGGCTGACCATATGGCACAGTCGGCTTTTGATCCTCGCCACGCGCTATGTCATCGCTCTCTCCTTGGCCAACGAACAGGAAGCTGACAATTTCAGCCGAAAGCTCGACAAGGCCCTTCTTGGTCCGACAAAAGACCGGGTCAGGGGGGACATCTACCGGCTGGGTGGCGGCACGATGAAACTTCAGATGAGGGGATAGCCATGCGACATCCAGTGGATCGAGGACTGTTCCGGCAGAAGCGGGCGAAGAAGCCCATCCCGGTTGTCGAGCGGGTGATTGCGCCCCCGGCGCCGGTGTCCACGTACTGCGCCAAGCCCGAGAATGACGGCGTTGGCCCCGTCATGCGATTCCAGTTCCCGGTGGCCGGCGTCGTGTCGGACATCTGGATCGAGATCGAGAGCCTGCGCGCAGACGAGACCGCCATCCTGCAGCTCGAGCCTCTGGCGGATACCGGGCCTATCGAGCGGATCGAGGTCGCGGCAGGGCCGCAACAGATACGTGGCGTGTTCTCGGTCGCGGCCGGCGAGAAGCTGCTGGTCACAGTGGTCAAACCGCAGGTCGAGTGGGTATGGGTCAGTTTCATGTTCCAGGCGGGCAAGGTGCGTGATGCAAGCGATGACGATAGAGGCGGCGAATCTCGGCCGGGGGCTGCGTAGCAACGAACACAATCCCCGGAATGAGCCGGCGTTCGTTGAACTGCGTGGCACGAAGGCTTACGGATACGGGCTCGTGCCATTCGAGGCCATTCCCAACCCGCTCGCCGCGTGGATGGCCGGGGCGGGCATTTCTGTCGCGTTGCCCTTCCCGCAGTTCTTCCGATGCCGGCAGACATCCTTTCTGCTGACCGAGACCGACGTCAACCTCATCGACGAGAGCACATGGACCGGGGCCGCCCCAACTGTCCTCGACCTGGCCGACGCGACTTACACCTACGCCTTCGCGGCAAGCGGGGGAGCGTGGCAGTGCGTGGATTGCGACGGCATCGTGTTCTTCATGAACGGCACCAACTTCCTCGTCTGGATTGGCGATGCGCTACTAGGCACGGACAGGTTTACAGCGGCTGCGGGATGCGAATTGCGAGACCGTGTGTTGCTCGCCGGGTTCAGCAACACAGCCGGCGCGTACTGGAATAGCGAGTGGCAAGCCATCGAGGCCCTACTGAACAGACGTTCAGATTCCATCTCGCTCTTGGGCTCGACCGATCAAGAGCGGTGGGTCTGGTGGAGTTCTATCCTCGGCGGCAACGTGTTGTGGTGGCTGTATCCCGTGTTGGCCTTGTACGGTGTCGGCTCGCTCGGCACCGAGTTGCCGACCAACCGGACCTTCCGGGACGGCGCCGGGGCCGTGGCAACCGCCTGGGTACACGCTGGCACGGCGAGTTGGGACTCCGGAAACCTCGAGATCGACATCTCAGGCGGTGCCGGGTCCGTGTCACAGACCTTGGCCGGGACTGTGGCAGGGACGAAGTATGTGGTCGGCTTCGAGGTCAAGAACTACGTGGCCGGCGAGTTCTACGTCGTGCTCGGCGCAACCGAGGGCGTGCATAGGACTGCGGACGGCTACTACTGGGAGGAGTTCACCGCGTCGGGGTCCGGCATCGACATCGAAGTCCACGGCAACGCGACGGCCAACGGATCCATCGACAACGTGACAGTCCGGGAGATCCTGCGAGACGGCTACGGTCTCGACAAGCCCTTCATCCTCGACTGGCTTCAGCGGAACGATACCGGGGCGGTGCCCATGCGCTGGCCGGGCCAGGTCGTCCGTCTTCAGCCGCTCGATAAGGCGGCGGTGGCGTACTGCGAGGACGGGGTCGCGGCGCTCATCCCCCACGTCGAGCCGACGCCTACGCTCGGCGAGCAACGCCTGACCGACGCGGGGATCCACGGCCGGGCAGCGGCCGGGGGCGACCAGTACACCCAGCTCTACGTGGACAAAGCCGGGTACGTGCGTCGGATCGGTGCAGGTCTCAAGGTGGACATGCTCGACGCCCACGAGTGGTTCGAGACCCTCAGCGACATCACGGTCGCATACGACAGCGCCCGAAACGAGTTCCACGTCGCTGGCACAAGCGGCGGGACCATCTACAGCTACTGCCTGACCGAGACGGGCTGGTGCGAGACACCGCGCTGCACGACCAGCGTGGCGGTCATCGACGGCGTGGCCCAGGGGGTGACGGAGGCCTCCGACCGGTGGAGCGACTTCCGTGCTGTCACCGACACGCTCGACATGGGCACGCGGGCGATGAAGACGGTGACCGAGATCGAGATCGGCCTGAGCAGCGGCTCGAATGTCATGACGGTCCAGCTCGACTACAAGTTGGACCGCGCAGACACGGACTGGCGGCCCGGAGCCCCGCTGACCCTACGCGGTAAGGGCGTGGCCCACACGATGACGACCGGGGTCGAGTTCCGGCTCGTCATCACGGCGGCGGCGTATTCGACTGTTGAGATCGACTACATCCGGTTCCACTGGCGTCCGGCCGGCAAGGTCAGCGTCAGGGAGCTACTTGGAGGGTGACATGGGACAGACGTTCGTAATCGACAAGGCCCTGAGTGCCGGGCTCCGGGATGACCGGCGAAGCCCACGGAATGCCGAAGTGTTGGCGACGTGCGACGGTGCCCGGCCTACCGAGTGGAGACTCGTGCCGCACGAGCCCATCACATGGCCCGTCCAGGACGTGGCCATCGCGGACGTGGCGGCGGAATGGCCGTGCGCGTCGTTGATCCGCGCCAAGGACATGACGCTCTTGGCCCGCAAGAACGCCCTTCATGTCATCGACGAGACCACATGGAACGCCGGGGCGGCGGAAGCGCTGTACAACCTCGGGGCTCCACAGACCGAGAGCATGGCCAACGGCGATTTCAACGACAACAGCGACCCGCTGAATGACTGGACTGCGGGCGGCTCGGCTCTCGCGGACGGAGTGGCGGCGAACGGTTGGACATACTCGAACGCCAATGACAGCGTGGCACATACGGCCGCTGGCGGAACCACCGCGCTCCAACAGGCCGTGGCCGACCAGAACCCGGCTGCGGTCCTTCAGGACGGACATCTCTACCGCGTCGTCTTCACCATCTCCGGTATGACGGCCGGGAGCCTGAGAGCCCAGGTAGGCACAGGCGGCGCCGGGGGGGCGGGTACGGCCCGGGCGCAGAACAAGACTTGGACCGAAGACATCATCTGCGATGCGACCACGAACGCCAACTTCGAGCTTGTGCCGACGACCGACTTCGATGGAACCGTGACCAGCGTCAGCGTGAAGGAAGTCAAGACCGCGACCATTCCCAATGGCTCGGGTCCGTGGCAAATCGCGGATTTCCAGCACGTTCTATTCCTGGCCAACGGGACATGTCTGGTGGCTCACCTGCATCTATACGGGCGGTGGACGTGGTACGTCCTGCGCAGTGAGGCGGCTGCTTACCCGATCATCCCGCAGGCTATCTGCAATTTTGGCAACCGGCTGCTGCTGGGCGGCATTCCCGCAAACACGAGCTACTTCTCGGACGACGACTGGCTCGACATCTGGACCGCATGGATCGAGCACTCGCCCCAGGACATCATGACCTACCAAGACCTCGTGATGGGGCCGAACATGCTCATGTACAGCGACCTCGGCGGCGGGGACTTCTACGACCCGTTTGTGCCTGAGATGGCCATGTTGGGCCTGCCGGGCCAGACCGAGGTCGATACGCTCAAGTACCTGTACATCGACCGGATCAAGGCCGGCGCCATTGGCTTCATCCCTATGCCGTGGCAGGGCAGCACCCGGGCGATCAGACCGTTGGGCAATGGGTTCGTAGTGTACGGCGACAACGGCGTGACGGGCGTTGTGCCGCAGCAGGAAGACGGGCTCGCCATCTATCGGACGGTCGAGTTGGCCGACGTGGGCATCGCGAGTCGTGGTGCCGCAGGTGGCGACCATCGCATTCATGCCTTCATGGACAACGTCGGCACGGCCTGGACCATCCCGGCAGACCTGAACCTGACGCGGCGCGGCTACAGCGAGTTCCTGGCGGGCTTGACGGACGCGAAGGTCGTCGTGGCATTCGACCCGGATCAGTGGGACTTCCACATCAGCGATGGCAGCGGCGGTGGGACGATAACGAAGACGGGCTTCGGCAAGAGCACCCGGTTCCCGACCGAGTTGTCGTATACGGCGGCGGGGCTCTTGGCGGTGTACGCCCCGGCCGCGGCCGTGGACAACGACTTCGAGATCATCACCGACACCTTCGACCTGGGACTCCGGTCCATCAAGACCATCAAGAGCATCGAGATCGCGGCTACGGACGTAACCAGCCTGAAGGTGTCTGTCGAGTTCAAATTCAATAAGACCACGACGTTCTTCCGGACAGCCGATGTCGTGGTGACGGACGAAGGGTCCGCGTTTCCCATCGCATCGGGCACGGATTTCCGGGTTCGAGTAACGGGCACATGGGGCAGCAATGGAAAGATTGACTACATCCGGGTCCATTGGACTCAAACCGACAAACGTGCCGCAGGCGGCTACCTCTCAGGGCGGTAGTTCGGCGGCCACAGCGGCCACCGCGACCACCGCAGCCACCAGGGACTACCGGCTCATCCTTCTGCCGCCAGCATACGTGACGCGGTTGTGGCGCTGGATCGGCCCGGCTATCCGGGCCTCGATGCCGCCCCTGGTGGACCGGGAATCAGAGGACTCCATGGTCAGCGTCCGGGATCGGCTCGTCAAAAGTGAGTTGCAGTGCTGGCTCGGCATCGAGCGGGTCGAGGGACCGGTGCCGGTCGTGTATGGACTGGTCGTGACCGGCGCCTACGAGGAGTTCGGATCCCGGACCAAGAGCCTGTGGCTTTGGGCGGTCTACGGTCATCGAGGCGTCCCAGCCGGCTTAGCCGCAGTCGCGATAGATCGGCTCCGGGCATACGCCCGGGAGCGTGGACTCAAGTTCATTGTGGGAATAACGAACGTGGAACGGGTAGTCGAGATCGCCCAGCAATTGGGCGGTAACGTGGCCCACACCTTAGTACACCTGGAGGTATGACATGGGCGGAGATTGGGGCGGGACAGCGATTCCGATTGAGTTGGAGAACATGTACGCCGCGTATTCGGGGAGCGACACGGTGCCAAGTGCAACGGGTGGCGCCAATCCCTTTGACGAGGCGCCGGTCTACCCGACGTACAACATGCGGGAGCAGATCGAGCGGTTCTGGCAGGACGCGGGCTACGACAGCCCATACGCCCTGGTCCAACTGCACGATCCAAACCCGGACATCGAGGAGGCTCTGGACCGGTTCACCGTTCACGACGATGCGCTCGGGGCCGCGAACGCTCCGGCTGACTGGAGTGCGGACGCGGACGCTGTGGCGACCCGGGTCGACGCGACGGTCTCGTGGATCAACGATATCGACAGCATCGTGGCCGACTACGAGGAGCAGAGCACGCCCGAGCTCATGCGCGCACAAGCGCGGTTCCTCGCCGGCATGAGCGACATCAACGCCGCGCACGGCACGCAAGCGTGGCAGGGCATGGCGATCCTCGAGGGCGAGTCTGGCCGCAACTCGCGGGACTTCCGCGCCAAAGTGACGCTGGCCGGGTACGCGCAGCGGGCACAGGCGGTCCTGGCCGGCACGTCCGAGGTCCAGGGGATGCGGAAGTTCTTGACCGAACAAGGGCGGCTGGCCGTGTTGCAACGAGCGGGCTTATCTCAAATGAACATCGCGGCCAATAGCGACCTTGTGGCGAATCAACTGAAGGTGGACGTGCAGGCCGACATGTGGAACATCAACCTGCTGGATAACGTGAAGGCGGTGAATGTGATCGCCGGCGCGCCTGCGTTGCAACGGCCTCTTGATCAGTGGCAGGCCGGCCTATCGCTTGGACTTACCGCGGCGGGGAGCTTCTTCAACATGATACCTGGCCTTGCGGCGCTCGCATAAGGAGAACATCATGAAAAAAGACGAATTGCTTGCCTTGGCCCCTCAAATGGGGGCGGCATTTGGAACTCTCGGTAGTGCGCTTGGGGGCAATGTCCCGAGTCTGACCGGGGCTGGGAAAAGCGTCGCCGACACAGGGTACGAGTACGCTCGGAACCTCGAATACCAGATCATGCTCAAGGAGCAGGAGGAGGAGGAGAAAAAGAAGAAGAAGGGCAAGATGGGAGGCATACTCGGGTCTCTTGCCGGGGCAGCCCTCGGCTTGATCCCTGGCGTTGGGCCCCTAGCGGCAGCCGGCCTAAGCGCGGCAGGCGGCATAGCGGGTGGTTCGGTAGGCGAGGGCAAATTCATCGGACCCGAGCGAGCGCTCAAAGAGCACGTGGCCCCCGCCGCCATGTCGTTCGGGATGGGCAAGCTGGGCGGCAAGCTGATGAGTAGTCTTGGTGGCGGAAACCTCGGCCCGGTAAATCCCGCATCAGCCCGGTTCAAGATCGGCCAGTTGATGAGCAACCCGCTCACGAACGCGGCCATCACGCGCGGACTGACAGGGGGCACGCCCTACGGTGCCTTGACCACGGGTCTGTTGAGCGGAGAAGACACACTGTCCAGTCTGCTCGGACTGGGCCTGTTGGGAGGATACTGATGCCTGGAATACTCGCGCCCGAGGACCTTTCTCAACGAGACGACTTCCTCCAGCAATTGAGAGAAGCCATGGGCGGGATCTCTCAATCGCAGGCGCCGGTCGACACGTCTATCGCAGACCTCATCGCGGCCCAGCGCGCATCGCGGGAACGGGCGGCGTTGCTACGGGCTCTGGCGCCTCCGAGGAGCACGTCGTACATGCCGTCCGTTTCCACGCTCCGGCCCACGCTCCGGCCCCAGGATTTCCAGTCCGTAGCCGACATGCGCGCCGCCGCCGACCAGACAGATATCGCGCGACGACGCATGGCGACGGAGGAGGACCGGGCTGCGGCCAGTGAGGCGATGGGGACGGCACGACTCGGCTTGGATGTCCAGCGCGAGCAACGGCTGGCGGCGGAGCCCACATGGCAGCAACGGCTCGAGGCGGAGACTATCGCGCGAGCGTTCGCCGGAGAGTATACGGGAGAACTGGCCAACGAGAGGGCCTTGGCCCTTGAGGAAGCGAAACGGGGGCTTCCGCCGACTGCGCAAGAGCAGTCGCTCATCGACTACCGGAGCGCGATGGCTCGAAGGGCGGAGGCTGGCGGTGCCCTGCCCTCTATGGCCTCCTTCAGCCCTCTGTCGCGCGTCCAGGCAGCACAGATTGCAAGAAGCATGGGGGTGCCTGCCGATCAGATTGCCGAGATCACGGGAGTGACGATACCCACCGGGGTTCCGGGTTTCTTGGCGCGTATCGCCGAAGCATTCCAAGGAAGTGAGCGATACATGCGCGGGTATAAGACTGGTCGGACAGCGGCCGGGGGTACGAAGCCGAAGGGTGCGTCCACGGCGCAAATCAACGCGCTCAAAGACTTGGCGCTGTACGGCGAGGACGACGTCACGAGACAGGCCGCCGAGCGCAAATTGAACCAGATTCTCGGTCTCGGCACGGGCACACAGGACGAGTACGTGACCGGCAAAGTCTACGAGGACGCAGAGGGCCGTCGCGCACGCTATCTCGGGAACGGTAAATGGGAGCAGTTGTAACAGACTTCAAGCCGGTTCGGATGGTTCCGTCCGAGGGGCCCGGAGTCATAACAGACTTCAAGCCTGTTCGGATGGTCGAGCCAGAGCCCGGTCCTTCGCTGGGCCAACGCCTCTCAGGGGCTGCACGTGGCGTCCAGGCCGCGCTGGGCCAGCCGACCCCGCCAGACCGCGACCGTTACGGCGTCCCCGGTCCTTCGTGGACCACAGAGGCACCGGGGGGCCTCGCGTACCAGTGGACCGGCGACCTGCCGGCCCGGGCCGGGCGTCCGGGATTGCCCGCGCCGGTGCCCACTCCCACGGCGGTGCCCGAGGCCCCTGTCATGTCGGCTGCCCAGCCGCTTGCAGTGCAGCCGCAAGTCCAGGCCCTGGCTCAGTATCTTGGCGAGAAGCGTGTCGAGGACACGATGAAGGAGACGGCCCGTCGAGCAGCCCTCGGTGGACCGTTGGTCGGCCCAGAGGCACCTACCGCCTTCGAGCGGGTACAGGCGGCCCTGGGGGGATTGCGCCAGCGAGCAGAAAAAGCCGTGGCGCGAACTGAGGAGCCAGGCCGGGCCGAGATCGAAGATGTGGGACGCGCGCTCCTGGAACGGCCACTGACGCCCGTGCCGTTCGTGTCAGGCGTGGATAGCGTCTTTCGTCTCGCGGCCCTCAACGCGGCCAGCAAGGCAGCCCAAGCTGGAACAGCTACAGGCGAGCAGATGGCACTCCTGGAGTCTGAGGCACAGAAGGCCGCCGCAGGCCAAGAAGGCGGCACTGTTCCCTACTGGCTCGGGACCATCGCTACGCAGTTGCCCGCATGGGCTGGTGAGTTTGCGGCCACGTCGGGCGCTTTCACTCCCGTGAAAAAGGGTGTCGAGACAGGATTACTGAAAGCGGCAGGAAAGGCCGGCGAGCGTGCCGCAACGAAGGCCGCGGCCAAGCTGATCGGGACAGCGGCCGGTGCGGCAACCCAGACAGCGGCAATGCCCCATCGTTTTGTCGAGAGTTACCTCCAGCGCCAGCTACAGGAGGAAGACCCCAGCCTTCTCAAGGCGCTCGGCGATGTGTACGTCGAGGTCCTGTCCGAGCGGGGGGGCGCAGCGGCGAAATACCTTCCTGGTGCGAAGCAGTTGGGTCGAGTGCGCCGTGTCGTCATGCAGGACTGGCTCAAGTTACACCCTGGCAGTGGCGTGGCCGGCTTCCTCGACAAGGTCCGCAGCAAAGCGGGCTGGCACGGTGTCCTGGGCGAGTTTGGCGAGGAACGTCTCGCTGAGTTCCTGCGTGCCGGTACAGGACTGGATGAGGAATACCAGCCGCCCAGCGCGGCGCAGATGGTAGGCGAGCTTGGCGCATTTGCGTTGCCTGGAGCGATGGGAACCGCCGCACGAGCAGCGGCGACAAAGGAGGCCCCCCGTGCCGTTGAAGAAGGGCAGCAGCCAGGCCGTGATCTCGGCCAATATCCGCAAGTTGATCGAGGAGAACTACCCGCAGAAGCAGGCCGTGGCGATCGCGCTCGAGCGGGCCGGGAAGTCGCGCCGGAGCAGCCGGAGCCGACGCCGGAAGCGGTAGAGCCGACGCCGGTCCCCGCGCCGCCGCCACTCAAGGCGGAGCCGACCCCAGAGGTCACGCCAGCCCCCGCAGCCACCGCGGCCAAAGAGCCGTGGCAGATGACGCGCCCGGAATATGAACGTTGGGCGTTCTACGATGACGAGGGGCACCGACTCGGTTCAGATGATCTGCGCAGCTATCGTTCTTACGATGAAGTCATGAAGCAAGCCTTGTCCGAAGGCAAGCCGGTGCCTGCCGAAGAGGGAGCCCCCGCACCCACCGCGGCCATCAACTTACTACTGGGCATTGCAAGACCCCCGAAGGGAGACAGTTGGGTTGAAGCGGCCAAACGCAATCTCGAAGTCGGCAAACATCAGGAAGTGACCATAGGTTTCGATGAAGATGGGAAACCCGTGGTCGTAGACGGTAACTCACGGATTGCTGCCGCTCAAGAAATGGGCCTTCAATCCTTGCCAGTTCGCGCCCAGTATCCAGAAGATGAACCCATGCTGCAAGCATGGTTAGCCACCGAAAGGAGACCGCCCCATGCCGTAGAGCCGGCCGAAGAGGGAGCCCCCGCACCCGAGGCCAAGCAGCCGTGGCAGATGACACAAGAGGAGTTTTTCTCTTCTGTACCAGACACTTCCCTGAATTGGGGATTGACAGAACAAGACAAAATAAACATCCATAAAGGCATTGTTGCTGACGCTCTTTCAGGCGGCGAGCCCGTCCCCACCGAGGTCCTCGCTGAGTACCCCGACCTTGCGCCTGCACCCGCCGCCGCCGTCGAACCCGCGCCGGCGCCCGAGCCGACACTGCCCGCAGAGGCCGCGCCGAAGCCCGCCCCGGCTCTAGCCCCCGTCGAGCCTGGCCGTCCCATCGAGAAGCCCCCGGGCGCGCCCACAGCCCCCGCAGAAGTCGCTCGTGTTGGGGTACAGCGCGTGTCTGGTGAGACGATTGCCGTCATGCCAGAGGCCATGCAGTTCAAACGCATGGACGATACCGCCACGGGCATCAACGAGGAAGACCGGCTTCGCGGCGAATGGGACGAACTGAAAGGCGGCCTGCTTCTTCTGTGGGAACCCGCCAATCCCGACGCCTACGACCTACAACCAGGCCAACGATACATCATCGCCAACGGTCATCATCGGTTTGCCTTTGGACAAGAGCAAGGCGTTTCGGAGTATAATGCCCAGGTTCTTCGAGAAGCCGATGGCGTTACCCTTCAGGATGCCGTAACTACCGCGGCCGAAATCAACATCGCCGATGGAAAGGGAACGATTTATGATCAGGCGAGGTTTATCAGAAACACAGCAGCAGTGCACGGAGAGGCGGAAGCGCGTGCATCTGCTGCTCGCACAGGCATCCGGGGGAAGAAAGCCGCATCCATTGCCCTTGGTGCGACCGAAAACACCTTCACTTCCTTCATCAACGAACAAATCACCCCCGAACAAGCCGCAGCGATAGCCGAGGCGGCCCCGAAGAAAGAACAGGCCCAGGCCCAAGGCATTCGCAGAGCCGTTGAGGGCCTCCATCCCCAGGACGTGGGGAACGTCGTGCGTGCCGCCCTGACCATGGGGGCCGACACCTCTACCGGGATCCAGATGGACCTCTTGGGCGAGGATGTCTCGATCAACGACGAGATGGAACGGCGGCGCAAGATCGCCTCACAGCGCCAGCGCGAAATCTCAGACCAACTGAATGCCGTCCGGGGAGCCGCCAAACGGCCCGAGCAAGCCCGGCGCCTTGGGGTCGACGTCAAAGACCCAGTGGCGGTCCAGGCCAAGGTCCAACAGCTTCGCCAGCTTCAGGAGCGGTGGAGAGATTGGCATTTGTTCCCTGACCTCGTTGCGGAAGTGACGGGCATCGAAACCGAACGCGGCGTCCAGGAAGTACTACCAGGAATGGCCGCCCGGGGCGGCACCCGCGCAACCGCTCAGGTAGCACCCGAGGGCGGTCCCGCTGGCGAACCCGGCCCGGTGGGCGAGCCCTATCAGCCCGGCCAAAGCAACGCCCCGACCGCTGCCGTGGTCGAAATGCCTGAGCTTACCCGGCTGGCAACTGAGCTTGGCCGGGGGAAGCGGCCGCAGATCAAGAAGAAGCTCCGGGCCATGCACGGCACGGCCCTGGGCGTGTTCCGCCATCAAGAAGGGGGCGAGTACGGCATCGGACTCCGTGCGGACATCTTCATCGGGCCGCCGCTCGCGTCCACGGTTCTGAAACAGCGCGCGACCAACGAGGATGTCTCGAAGTATCAGGAGAGCGTTGCCAAAGACCAGGACCTTGACCCCGACGAGGTTCTTGTCCAGCGCGAGTACGACCGCCGCCATCATCGCCACATCCTCATCGCCTATAAGAAAGACGCGACCTATGCCAACCGTGCAATGGCCCACGAGATAGGCCATATGGTGGACTTCCTGCCCGAGAAGACCATGAAGCGGGGCAACATCCTGGGCCGGATGAAAAGCCTGAAGAACTTTCTCGCGACGGCGATCACTTCGGCTCCCGAATCGCCAGAGCAGGCCCTTACTCCCCAAGAGCGCCGCCAGGGCCGGTCGCGTATCCAGAAGGAAGTCCGCGCCGAGCTTGGCCGTGATCGAGACAAGGATGAGTTCAGGGCGCTGGTCAAGGAGCGGTACGGTCAGTGGGTCCAGCAGCAGGTCGAAGAACGCGGTCTTGTGACCCGCGACGAGTTGATGACAGAACTCAAGGCCCTGTCCCAGTGGTGGAGTCCGTTCGAGCCGACAGCAGACGGCGACTACACTAAGTATCGCCACAAGGGCAAAGAACTGTACGCTGATGCCTTCAGTGTACTCATGAACAACCCCGAAGCCCTCAAGACCCGCGCGCCGAAGTTCTGGCAGACTTGGCACAACTACCTCGATCAGAAGCCCGAAGTCCGCGACTTGTACAACGAGATCCAGGACGAGATCCGTGGCGGGCAAGTCCAGGGCCGTCGCCTCGACGACTATTACGCCATGCTCGAGCGGGGCGAGCAGAAGCGCGGGGAAGTAGCCGGCAAGCGGGGCGAGGGTAAGACCATCCACGACCGCATGACGCAACTCGCGTCCGAACTCCTGGTGGACAATGCAGCGCTCATTCGGAAGGAGCGGCTGGCCGAGAAGCAGGGACGCGAGATAGACCCCGAAGACCGACCATCCTACTGGGCGGAAGACATAATCCATTTGAACTGCACAAGCACCCAGATGTGGCGTGACGTTACGGAGCGCGTCAGCGGGCCTCTCGAACAGGCGGGCGCTGAGATGCGCGATCTCGGTGTGTTCCTTGGTCTGCGCCGTGCCGCCACTGAGCGGAAATGGATGGCCAACCCGCTCGGCATCCGTGGCGAACAAGCCGAGCAATTGCTCTCAGAACTTCGGGATCGGCTCGGCCCGGAGAAGTACCGGGCTGTCGAGGCCGCCGCCGCTGACTGGTTTAAGGTGCGCCAGGAGTACGTCATCCCAATTCTCGAACACTCGGGCTACGTTAGCGACGAGCTTATGCAACTCATCAAGGACAACGAGAACTACGCCACATTCAACGTCCAGGACTACATTGACGATACATTCGGCGGCAACACCGGCGCCCGAATCTATCGCCAGATCGGCACGCTGGAAGATATCGAAGACTCCTTCACTGCGTCACTCCTCAAAGACCTGTCCTTGATCCGGGCCGCTGTCGTCAACGACGGCAAACGGTCCTTGGTCGGTCTCATCCAGTCCGAGTTCCCCGGCGACACCCAGGACGCCGCCAAGAAGTGGAACGGGCAGTACTGGGAGTTTGTCGAGCCGACCGACCGGGATTCCCGGCTGATGATTGTCATGAAACAAGGCAAAGCCGAAGGCCATTACATTCCTGCCGAGCTTGCCGAATGGTACGAACGCGACCAGATTCGCGCGGCCTTTGTCGCAAAAGCCTTGCGGTACTCGGCGGCGCCGTTCAGGGCGATATGGACCAGCTACAATCCCGGATTCGGCATATGGAACCTACAACGCGATTTCCGGGCGGCCTGCAAGAAGTTGCCAGGTCCAGCCCACAAGATGCCGTTCAAGCTGGTCGCAACCTATGCTGGTACGTTCCGAGACGCCGCCCTGGACGCTTTCGCGGACAAATCAACGCCTCTTGTGCGGGAACTCTACAGGCAGAACGCCCTCATCGCGGGCCGGCACTACGAAGCCCTGGAACGCCAAGGGCTCGAGACTGAGTACGAACGCCAGGCCATGAGCTATGCACTCGGCACTGACAAAGCCACAAGCCCATGGGGCAAGGCGCTCAGTGGTCTCAATCGGTTCAATGCGTTCATGGAACGATGGAGTAAGATCGCATCGGGCAAGTATCTCAAGACTGAGTTTCCGCAAATGGGTCCAAAGCAATTAGCGCACATCGTTCGACACCGGGGGGGCTCGCCGGACTTTCTGACGGGTGGAAAACTGAGGATGGCCTACAACAACCTGTTCATGTTCTCCAACGCGCAGACTCAGGACCTGCGGGCCTCGGCCGAGGCCATACGGGAGAATTGGAGCAGCTACCTGATCAAGACCGCCCTGTACGACATCCTGCCGAAGGTGATGGGCTATGCGCTAGCCACTGGAGCGGCCGGGGCCATCTATCGGCATATCTACGGCCGTGACGATGAGGAGGACTGGATCAAGAAAGTCCTCGACCGCGTTCCACAACAGGACAAGGAGAACTACCAGATCGTCCCCCTGGGCCTGACGGAAGACGACGAGGCGGTGTACATCGCGCTGCCGAGCGATCACGTAGGGCAACTCGTTGGCAACATCGTGTGGACCTCCCTGGAGCAAAGCAAGAACGCGCGCCCCGAGGACTTCGGTGACATCCTCCAAGCGCAACTGCCCTTCTCAACGACAAACATGAATCCGTTTCTCAAAGTTGCCGCCGATTTCCTGCAGTACGCGGCTGGCCGGAATCCATACGACCCGTTCTACGGGTCGACGATGATACCCGAGACGGTGTTCGAGGCTGGCGGACTTCGAGCTCTCAAGGAATTGGGCAAGTCAGAATGGAACCGGCTCTTTGGTCAACTGTACCGATTCCGGCGCGGGACAGCGAGCGATATCAAGGGTGACGTAGCCAAGATTCTCGACATTCCGGTGGCCGGCCCGTTTATGCGCCGGTTCGTCCGGGTCAGCAGAAAGGGTCTCGATGACGCCCTGCGTCGCGAGCTCGAGGTCGTTACCAAGGAGCAAGCCCGCAAGAGCGTGGGTATCGGAGATATCGTTGCGAAGCGCGCGAAGGAAGTTGGACGGGACGCCAGACCCTACCAGATTCTCCGAGCCAAGAATGCCGCATGGAGTGAAGCCCGAGACCAGGGCATCATCTGGAAGGGCTACACCCGGGCCACGTTCAACCGCCGTTTCGACAATGCCTACATGCTCATCTACGGGTCGGCAGAGGAAAAAGCCATGCGTTTCGGAAGTCGTGCCGAGCGAGAGTACGTCCGGGGGCGCAAATGAACGTCCGGCTGACAGGTCTGGTGGACGCCCGCGACGTTGCGGTGGTGGGCCTATGGCTACGCGGGAACGGCGCCGGGGCTCAGACGCTGCGCAACCGCAGTCGGATCTTCGCGTGTGGCATGCGGGAATTGGCGAAGCGGATGGTGCAGGGCGGCGAAGTGCTGGACCCGCCCGAGACGGACGCGGATGCCTTGCGGGCCATGAAAGACCTTGGTATGGTGTCGGAGAAACGCCGCTTGTCGATACCGCTGGATCAGTACCGCCGCCTCGAGCGGCAGGTCCGGGACCCGAGGAAACCCAAGCGGTCGATCTACTGGGACGAGGAAGATGAGGAGCAAGTACATGAAGCACAGAGACGACAAGGAACCGAACTCGCGGTTACTCCGTGACTGCCGGGCGTTCATCAAGAAGCTCGAGTTCGACGCGCACTACCGGTGTCCGCGTTGCCGCGGTCAGGGCATCCACAACACGGGCTGCGAAATGGTCGCCATACTCGAACGGCTCGAGCGGTTTGACCCGGAGCGGCAGGCCAAGACCGAGGCCGTCGCCTGATACCCCCCCTATACGCCGAAATCCATAGAAGCCCCTAAAGACGGGGCAAAAGACAGATGTGGCATCTTTAAAGACGGGCTGAAAGACGGACATTGCCGCCTAGCCCATCTCCTCCGCGATCCGCCGCGCCAGAGCCTCGTTCCGTTCCGCGTAGACCTGGGTAACGTCCGCGGTCGCATGCCCGAGCACGACCTGGGCCGCCTCGAGTCCGTGCTCTTTCCGAACCCGCGTGGCCGCCGTATGCCGCAACCGATGCGGAGTCCATCCTGGAATGTCGGCCTTCTTGCAGGCCTGCGCAATGGCCTGGCCGTAGCTGTTTGTCGTGTAGTGCTCCCCGAGCCGGCGCCCGGTCTTGCGCGGGTTCGGCTGCTGGCCTGGGCGACGGTGCATGTGAGCCCGTCCAGTCCGGACGCTCTCGGCTTCTCTGGGACTGAACAGGTACGCCTCCGGCGCCCGTAGCAGCCAAGGCCGGAGTAGGGCCTGCGCCCGGGGCCCGAAGTGCAAGGTCCGCACGGCGCCTCTGTAGGATGTCTTGTGCTCCTCGAGCTCGGCGATCCAGACGGCGCCGCTGGCGTCAATGTCGCACGGGCGCAACGCGACGATCTCCCCCGGCCGCGCCGCCGTGAGCAGTTGCAGTTGCACCATAGCCCACACCTGGCTGCTGACATGCGGCCCCACGGCCTCGATGTGCTTTTGAGGCACGGGCCGGACCCGGTCGGGTTCGCGGGCGCCAGACCGGCCGCGGCGCAGCCCCGCAACCGCCGTCAACGCCTGATGCACCTGCGGTTCGACCAACTCCTCGCTGACGCCCCACTTGAACACCGCCCGGACTACCGATGTCATGTGGTTCACCGTGCGTCGCGCAAGGCCCTCCGCCACCATGGACTCCTGCAGGGCCTTCAATCGCTTCGGGCCGTACTGTCCTACTGGCGTGTCTGCCGCTTGCGCCCGCAGCCTCGTCAGGGCAGCGCGGACGTGGTCCTGCTGAGACGTGGGCTTGCCGTCCGGTTTGACGTAGTAGCCCTGGGCCCATCGCCAGTAGGCGGCGCACAACCACGAGACCGTGGCCGTGGCCGTTGGTTCCCGCCCTTGCTCGAGGTGTTCAAGCAGCACGCGGTGGTAGTTGATCTCGGCTTCCTGGCTACCAGCCGGGCCGAGATAGATGCGTTTGCCTGCGATCTCGACAAACGCCCGCTGGCGCAATTTCTGGACTCGTAACGTGTGTGTTGTCTTTGGCAT